GCACAGGAAAAGGTATCCAACTATCTTTATTTAAAAAATCATTTCAAATAGGCATCTGTAAAAAAGTCAAATATAAGACTGAGCAAGATGCTGAACTTGGAGTTCTTGGTGCTAGGTTTATGGACACACGACCCACAGATATTGGAAACTGGTAATGCGCTTCTGGAATAAAGAACTTAAAGAAAAAGCAACTAGCCGTGTATCCAAGATGGAGACTGACGCCCTTGTTGGATGGATGGACTCGTCATTGATGAACTTTTGTAGCCAGTTTGACGAATGGCGTTTCCGCAAAGGCAGTAGTGATTTAGTTTCTGAGTCCCTTACTATCCTCAATTCTATTTGGGAAGAGTTAGACCAACGTAGTTAGTCTAGAATTAGTATTGTGATAACAGACGAAGAACAAGTAGAACAACTAGAACTACCAGAGGAATACGTAGAGGAACTTGACGAAACCTCGTCAGAGTTTCTAGATACTCTCGTAAAGAAACTGATTCTATTTGTAGAAGAGTTTTGTGACGTAACCCTTTTTCCCTACCAAGTTCCTATTGCCTACAGGATTATTGAATCAATTGTCTTAGGAGACGGTGAGGAAATCACTGTGGTGGCTACCCGCCAGTCGGGTAAGTCTGAGGTCCTTTCTAATGTCCTTGCGGGCATGATGGTCATTCTTCCTAAGTTGGCTCCTATCTACCCAACATGGTTGAGCAAGTTTGATAAGGGCTTTTGGGTTGGAGTATTTGCACCCGTTGAAGAACAGGCTGAAACCGTCTTTGGACGTATTGTCAGCAAACTGTCCAGTGACCACGCCCTTAACTTCCTCCTTGACCCTGAGATTGACGACAAAGCCACATCAGGTGGTACTCGTGGTAGAGGTCGTATCATCACCCTAAAGCACTCTGGGTCTATTTGCCGTATGCAGACTTGTAACCCCAAGGCAAAGATTGAGTCTAAGACTTACCACTTCGTCCTTATTGACGAGGCTCAGGAAGCCGACGAGTTCATGATTAACAAGTCAATTAAACCCATGTTGGCGTTCAACAACGGTTCCATTTGTTTAACTGGTACTGCAACCCGTAACAAGTGCTATTTCTATAAAGCCATCCAGTTCAACAAGAGACGTGAGATTAGCGGTAGAAAGATTCGCCGTGCCCACTTTGAGTATGACTGGCGCACAGCCGCTAAATACAACACCAACTATGAGAAGTTTATTTCTAAAGAAAAACTACGCATTGGTGAAGACTCCGACGAATTCCAAATGTCCTACTGCAATAAGTGGATTTTAGAAAAAGGTATGTTTGTTACAGAAGAGCGCATGGAGCGCCTCTATGACACATCCATGGGCTTGGTTAAGCAGTGGTGGCGTACTCCTGTTGTAGTCGGGATTGACGTGGCTCGTGCCAACGACTCCACTGTGGTCACCGTGCTCTGGGTTGACTGGGACCACCCAGACCCATTCGGGTTCTATGAGCACCGTATTCTTAACTGGCTTGAGATTAACAACGAAGAGTGGGAGTCTCAGTATTTTGAAATTATTGATTTTATTAGAAATTATGATTGTCTGCGTATTGGGGTGGACGCCCAAGGCGTAGGAGGGGCTGTAGCAGAGCGCCTACAGGTCCTACTTCCTGATATTGAAGTCTTGTCTATATCTTCTGATTCCAAGGCTCAAAACGAGCGCTGGGTACATTTAACTGAACTTATTCAGCGTGAACAATTAATCATTCCTGGACACAGTAAAGCCCGCCGTACCCGTACTTGGAAGCGTTTTAATCAACAGATGGCTGACCTTGAAAAGGTCTATAAAGGCCCGTATCTATTAGCCGCTGCGCCAAATGAGAAGGGTGCATTTGACGACTACCCTGACTCTTTGGCTATTGCTTGCCATATGACCATCCAAGATACGATGCCCCAGATTATGGTGGCTGAAAACCCATTCTTTAGGTGAGAACCCTTAAAATAGTGTAAAGTTGTAACAGATACCAACATTCCTATTTGGAGGATTACGTGACCGTAGCACCTAACCCAATGTTCCCAGAAAAAGGCGTAAACGTCTTTGAGCGTAACTTTGCCCCTAGCATCCCTGGCAATAAGGGACCTCTTCGTTTTGAAGAGGGTGTCGCAACCGACACCGATGTCCCTCATGACTTCGCTCAGGGAGCGTACATGGATACACAGCCATATGGTCGTGCAACCCATAGCAACCCTGAATCACAGTACAAGCATGCAATGGACACCATGCGTGAGCGTGCTCACGTTGGTTCAGCATCTTGGATTGAAGCACCGACAGTATTGTCAGACTTCGTACAGGGTGCCATGAGTGGCGATGCAATGCCACAGTTTGAGTATGCCTTCAATACAGGCGCTCACATGAACCGTCCAAACCCAACTGTCGTAAACGATTAAATAGTGGAAGCGGGCGCTCCACCAAGTGGTGCCCCTGCCGCAGGAGATAGTGGTGCCCCTACCACTGGAGACGGCGGAGAGCAAGAAGCACCGAAGGTAGGTCTACCTTCTATTACTTCAACCATCTCTGGTCTGCCTATTTCTCCTGTGTATGCAGGTGCATTAGGTACTTACAAATTTGACGTTGGTCGTTCTCGTAGGTCTTCTTTTCATGCGGCACGTGCTACACCAAGTTACGAAGATAGCGGCATGCGTAATAAGTATGTCCCACAACGCCGTGGTTCACAGTCTCAAGTAGTTAAGCAAAAAACCATGGAGGGGACTGGTGAAGCATTCACTGACCCTTTGGATGATTTTAAGCCACAAACTTTTAAAGAAGCACGCCGTTCTACGGACATTGGAAATGGTGCGGATGAACACAAGCGTCGTGAAAGCGCTGGCAAGTTCCGTGGTGCGGGTAAAGAGGCTTACCGCCAAGACAACCGTGGAAACGCAGAGACATCCGCTAAGCGTCAATTAAGGTACTCACAAGGATAATTGTGGTTGCCAAAAAGAAACCAAAAGAAACACAAGCGCAAAAGCGTTCATCCGTAAACCCCTTTACGGGAACCAGTGCCAACCAGTTTACTGACACAACTAACACAACACTTCCTAATCCTGTTGTTAAAAGTACAGCACCTAAAAAGTTAACTAGGTCTGAAAAGGCTCGCCAAACAGTTGAGGCGACTAGTAACAAGGCTCGTTTTAATGAAGTGTACGCCAGCCCTTCTTCTCCGATTGACCCTGCTATAGGTAATCGTTTTATAGAGCCTGAAAATATCCCTGCGTTGCGCCAAGGAACTCTTAAATCAGGTGCTGGTGGTACTTTGACCCCTGCTTTAGTTGGTTGGGTTGCTGGAGTACATAATACTTTTCCAGACAAGCCAACTGGACTTGCAATTAATGAACCACATGCCGCTGCTCCGCATGAAGTTGTACAACGAAGATTAGAAGACTTGAGCGGCAATGAAGTTGAGCACATGAACAAAACCATGACTCAATATGGGTATGCAGGGGATACTCCTGAAGAAAAGGTTGGGCATTTAGGAAATATCCAAATGCGTAATATGTTTAGAGTTTTGTCAGAAAACACACAGGCTGGAGTTAATGAAAACTCACGTCAGTTGTTTTATGGTGGGACTCCAAATACACGTATTTCTGACCCAATAATGCACAAATTGCATGCAGATAAAGTTCTTGAAAGCCAACGACGTTTTAATGCAGGTGTTTCTGGAATTGCAAATCACCCCGAATTTACCAACAGGTTTGGGCACCTTCCAGGCCACGAACAAGATGAAATTGCAAGAACAATGCAAGCAACAGCACTTGCCGACACCAGCCCAAACAGTAAATGGCAAACATCCAAAACAGGTCGTTGGCCCAATATGGAACAAGGAGAGGAAGTTGTTTCTTCAGAATTTGAAGGACGTTCCCCTAAGTTTATTTCTGGACGAGTACAAAACAACGTAAAGGCTCAAAAAAACATTGCTGCTATTTCTGCAAGTGGTCCATCTGCTTTGCGTGATATGTCTAGAACCCCTAAAACAACTCCTTTCCGTGGAGCCTTGATTCAACACGATTCTCCTGATTCTTTTACTGTTTCAGATATCCATGAGGGTAAGCAAATTGCACCACATTTGACGGTAGAAAAACCCAATATGTATGTAAAACGTGACGCAGAAGGAACTCAAGTTGGAAGCCTATTAAAAATAGAAAGAAATCAACCAGTTCCTAGAGGTTACAAACCGCACCTTGATATAACTGGAAAGCAAAAAACTGGTGATAGCCAAGTAGAATCTATGCTGTCTGAATCACATGGGACAATACATGCTGCTAATGATTACGCTACACGCCAAGTAAACGCTGAATTAGGAATATCTCGTGGAGTTAACTACGCTGACAACTTAAATGTTGGACAAGCAGCACGTTGGGGTT